AGAAATAGAAGTAGCGCCTAAAGTAACACCTGCTCCGGTTAAAATTGAAACTGCAGCTGAAGCTGTAGATCCAACGATTACCGTTACTTCTTGACCGTCATCACCTGAAGGCAATGTAAAGGCCGCGTCAACAAAATAAGTTGAAGCTTCAAGTGTAGTCGGCTGCAAAGTTGCAGTCGGAGCAACTGTGGTACCTACAACACCGCTCTTAATAACTTTACCACCCATTGTGATAGCATTATTAAATGCAAAGTCAGTGTTGATAACGCCACCGTTACCATTAACTTGGAGAAGGTTTAAGTTGTTTTGCGAAACAGTAATAGCCGCTGTTGTAATATTAGAAACTCCACTTAAAACCTGAGTTGTTGGATTTAAGAGAGAAATTACACTAGCTAACTCATCATTCAATAACTCAAAATTAGTATTGATAATTGGTCTAGACGAAGATACTGAGTCAGTACCTAAGATTTCAGTAATGTTTGCCATTTTCTTTGTTTATTTTACTTTTAACATGTTTCGTTTTACAACGTTCTTATTACCATATGTGTCTTCCGCTTCAAGTTCAATAGAGTAGTACCCTGGATATTTGAAAATGTATGTAAGCCACATATTATTATAGTATATATCAGTGATTTCTGGGTTAGTTATATTCTGAATTCTCCAAATAGCGTTTTTAGCCCCTGGAAATTTAGAAATATCTGTAGAAATCGTAAGGTGAGTTGATCTTTCAACTTCAGCAAAACTCTTAAATACTCGAGTGTCATCCCATGTTGGATTATAATGTACAACATGCGTCTCACCTGAAACGGCTGAATCACTATTAGGATCTACCTTTACTATGTATACATCAGAATAATCATAAGTGTACGAGTATTCCCAACCAACCGCTAAAATAAATCTAAAAATATCTGAAGACAGTGGATTCGTTCCATCAGTGTCTTCGAATATTGCATTGTAATTAAATTTACTAATAATAGGGTCAGTACTAGCATTTAATTCATTCATAATAGCATTCCAACCAGCTAAATCAAATTCATTATTAGGGGTTGCAGAGGCAATTGTATGTGTCGCGGTAGTTACAGTTTTAGTGATTGGATCTGTATATTCTATTACCAATTGATCACCGTTTTCAATGTGGTCTATTTTAAAGCTAGCTGTAAGATCAGCGCCAACTCTCATTGCTTTCCACCACAAGTGCTTGCTATCATTCCATCTAAAGTCACATTCATTCCACTGATATGGGCCTGTAGTTTCACTAAAGCCATCTTCAGAATAAATGTCAAAATATCTTCTAACAGTTGAGAACCTTACACCCTGATCATCTTCTATATGAACATAGTTTGCTCTATCAAGTGTTAGATAAAGAGTTGCAATATCATCTTCAACTGTGGTTTTATTGTCTTGGGGGAAATCCCAATATCCACCGCTTTTATTCCAATCCAATTTCTTATCGTTCCATGCAGTTTCTTCTTTCCACTTATAAATGCCATAGAGTTCGAGTTCTTTTAGTCTAACGTCAACAAAGTCGTCTTTTCTGTAATGTGATCTATGGCCAAATAGGTCATACGTTCTAAACTCTACGTTGTATTTACCGCTATATGGCAAATTTAAAGGTAAAACTAAGAAATCATCGATTGGTCCTCTAAACGATTGATTGTATCCTCGTTCGTGGTTAGTAACGACCCATTCAACTTCATAAACCCAACGTTTCCACCAATTGTCCCAAGTAACTTTAAGATTTGAGTTAGCATCCATCGCATCTTCCCATGTAAAGATAGCTTCGTCCCAAATATCATCAAACGTTAAGGTACCGTCTAGTGTTATAGGTGCACCGATCGGAATGTTTTGATTATATGAATGTAATTCTACGTTCTGATAATTTTCATAAAACTCATTATAAATAGACTTAAGTTCAATGCGCTGTGCCTCGGTTAATTGATCCTCGGTTCCAGGAATCATGTTTAAAAATAAATCATAATTGGAATTTGGATCATTTTGATCTAATAGAGATTTTAGAACCATTGAAGTGTCTTCAATAAAAATAGGTCTGTGTTTTGGGTGTGCTTCAAATTTAATGTCATGCCCCTCACTAAAGAAGCCAATGCCATTTTGAATATTCCAAACGTTTAAGTTTTTTTGAGCAAAATAATCACCTTCACCAGTAATATCTATAATCTTAGCATTAAGTGGTAAATACTCTCGTTGTAATTTATTTTTTAGCCCATATAATTTGATGATAACCTCATCTGGTGTATAGTCAAATACTTCGTCAACATTAGGAATATCCCAGTAATCAAAGGTGCCATTAGGCTCATTTAATCTGTAAACTAAAGAGAATCTACTTGTCTTTTTAGTTGTGTTACTAGGCACTTTGAAACGCATCTTCTTGCGAATCATTTCACCTCTCTTAGATGCATTTGGCACTGGCACAGCATAGAGTTTGCCAAAGCTATTGCTTGATTTATCTACATTGATCCAATATTCTTTAAGTGTAATTCTATCGTAACCAAAAAAGTCGATCGCATTTAAGATGGCTTTATATGTGCCAACAAATGGCTTGATATTGTGTAACTCTAATAAAAGCTCTTTTCTTTTTTGATTAAGTAGCACATAATCGGGTGACATTTCACTAATATCATGGTCCTTAAACAATAAGAAGTCGCCTTCGTCTAATGTCGCACCAAAGTTTTGAAGTAGGGTTTTAAGTCTTTCATCTTCAGCCTCAACTTCACCATAAAATTGAATTGAAGCGATTAGAGTTTCTGTGCCATTAACTGATTCATAAACTTCTAGTGTTCTTCTGTGTGGGCCCTCTATTTTAGAGCTAAGTGCTACATTTACTTGAAGTGCTACGTTTTGTTTTGTGTTTATTTCTCTGATACCATTCACATCAAAACCTGGAGAAACTGAGCTATCAATTAGATCATGTCTAACCTCAGTAAGATTTTCTATTTTATACATGCTATCTTCTAACTTAGCTGAGTATAAAATAATATCTTGAGATTCGCCTAAGTCATTTTGTTTCCACTTAAAAACAAACTGAGTTGGATCAACTGATTCTGCAACTGGTGTATTCGGCGTTAAATCACCCAAATACTTACACTCTTCTAAAACAAAAAGGTTGACAGTTTCATATAACTGCACAGAAACTTCAGGCATATGAATTCTACCAGCCCAAACTCCTTGTGAGTTTTTAACCAAGTTTAAATCCGTGGTTAACCCATTAAAAAATCTTAGGTTATTGTACATTATCTAATGTATTTGTCGTCTTTTTTCACAGTGTAGTTTTTATAACTCTTTAAAACTTTAACACCTTTTAATAGATTAAAAATATAGTCATCAATAAAAACTAAAAAGTCATTTAGGGTTTGATTTCTAACAATATGTCTTGAAATCATTTTAGCCATAAAAGATTTTTGAGTATAGTCATAGCCCACATTTAACCTAGCATCTTTTCTAGATTTAGACTTATCATATATCTTTGCTCTTTTATATAAAAATAAATTATCAAACATTATCTAATTGCTTTTCTATTTCCAGCTTGTACTCTAGTGTAAATTGTTCTAGGTACAGGATCTCCGTCGAAGTTAATACTTAATGCGGCTTCAGCGTTGATCAATACATCGTCAACGATTTCGTCACCATCTCTGTCTTGCCATCCGCCTCTAAATACAGCAACTTCTTCTTTTTCCATAATAATATCACCCCATTGATCAAGTCCTTTGACTGTTTCTGGAATAATAGTCGTTTCATCAACATCTACGGTTTCAACCTCTTCAATACGCTTAAAGAAAACATATTTTTGTTTACCATTGCCGACCGTTTCTAAAGTTACGGGCTCTTGTGGTACCACAGTTGTAGTTACAGATTCAAAATAACCAAGTCTTCTAGCAGTCTCTTCGGTTTCTGAAATAAATCTAACGTTAACAGCATCGATACCTTCAATCTCTTCTAAGATATACACAATATCAGATTTTGGTAATTTATCTCTTCTAGTAATATTTAATAAATATGTGCTGATGCGCTCTCTAATTTCGGTTGCAAGCTCTTCTTTAGTGAAACCCTCAAAGTATCTAATGTTTACATCCATGCTGTACTTTCTAATTTGAGGCTTAACAAAAACAACTTCAGTAGTTACCATTTGTTGGCCGCTATCTTGAAGTACTTGATACATTTTATCATACTCATTTTGATCAAAGAACATTTCTTGCTGTGGAATTGAGAAATAGTCTTGGCCACTTGCCAATTTTTTTCTAACATCAGGCACTGCGAAAATATAGATTACGTTATCGTCATCTAGGTATTGATCATCAGTTGTATTATATGCATCAATATATGAGAATAGACCATATCTTGATAGGAAATATTCGTAATTATCAGGTGTTGCTAAAACAAACGATTTACTAGCAAGTGGAGTCATAACTTTAGTAAAGACAGTTGACTCTTTATCAGCGCCCATTTTTGGTGAAGAAGTAATGGTTACATCTAAGAATGTATTAAGATCATGCATTTCGCCCAATGAATCTTCACCTTCAGCATCCCATTTAACAGTTAAGTCTGCACCATCAGGTAAGTTACCAGTAGGTCCATTATGCTTAACGTATTCAACTTCAATTTCAGCGCCCTGTGGTGGTATCATACCAAATGCTTCGTTACCAAAATAAATGTCTAAACCTCCAGAAATACCTGTTTTAAGTAAGTAGCCTTTTTCATTTCTTTGCAAATCATAAAGTGATTCGTGTTTAGTCCATTTTTCACCATTAACACTTACGCTTACTTTACTGTGATCAGAAAGGCCTCGAGTTTGTACGTTAAATGATTGTAATGCTGTGCCTAAACCTGTAAACTTCTGTGATTCAAATTCACCTTGAATAATAGCAGTTTTAATTGATAATTTATTAGTTTTTTCTAGTCTAAATTTATCTTTATCGGTAAGTAGCGTATACATTAAACCATTAGCATCAAACTTAAGTTTAGCTCTAGAGTCAATTGTTAAACCCGTACCTGCAATCTTGCTAAAATCTGCACCTGGCTTCCATCTAAATTCGATTTCACCAGTTGCAGCAAAACCTCTAGTAGCGTCATGTCCTGTCAACCTAGATAAACCATAAATAGATTCTGGGTGTTGAGCAGTGTAAATGTTTTGTTCAACTGTAGCATCTTCGATATAGAACATAATCAATTCAGCTATCTCAGATAAGACTGAAAGAATTTGAGCAAATGGAGAAGCCTCAGTAAAAAGTGTGTTTGCACGCTTATAGACCCTAGTAATATAGGTTCTAGCATCGTCTCTAATTTGAGATGCAGAAGATCTAAGCGTACTTAAAAATTTTAATTCAGCCATTTTACCTAATATTTATTTGTACTAAATACTTACTATCTATTGTAATATCTATGTACGCGATGTCTCTAACTTCACCCTTAAAAAAGCTAACCTTAGAAACAACATTATATTTACCTGCCAACGGGCAGTAACTTTTTATTTGAGAATCTACTACATTTTTAATAGCCGACTCAGTTTGATTTAATTCATAAATCATATCTTCTAATGCACAACCAAAATCAGGTGATCCTAAAACATCACCCGTATTAGTAAACAGTGTCGTCTCAATTTGAGTAATTAACTGCTCTATCTCACCGTTGTTTTGAACTTGATCAGCTTGATAGTTAGGGTCGCCTATGTATTTAATGTAAAATTCCATTTATATATGTATCTGATTTTTTTAGCTGTGGAACATCCAATCGACCCCTTCGTCGCCTTTGATTTCTTCCTCAATCGCAGCTAATTCTTCATCGCCCATATCCTTGATAGCACCGTAATCAAACTCAACGTTACCAGGTAGAGCGAACTTAAAGATACCTAGCTTAGCTCCTAATGACTGTTTGATCTTAGCACTGATATATCTAAAGAAAATTTCATCATCGTAAAGGGCACAGTCTGGTAGAGTTTCATAAACCTCTAGAATAACATCACCTTTAGGTGTATCACCCATAAACTTAAGCTCACCTGTCAATCTTGAATACTGATAAGAAATAGGATTTTCAAGAATCATTCTAGACATATCAGCTAAACTGGCATTTAGAACATAGTACTGCAACTCTTCCGCAGCTTCAGCCGGGCCTGAACCATCATACATACCTCTAAACAACATTCTTTCAATAGCAAAATCAGCGCCACCTTGGAATCTCATATCCATGCCAGTGCCAGTTGAGTTCCAACCACTAGCTAAATCATACACGCCATAGACTGAATAAACAGCCCCACCGCCGTCAACACCCGGGCCTGGCAAATTTAATGTACGATTATTTTTAAAGTACTCGCTACTAAAGACACTATTTGGAATGTGGTAATAGTTTTCTTTTACTGAATCCTCATATTTTTTATAGAACCATTTTTTAGCTCTTTTAATAATGTTAACCACCTCTCTTTGTGGTAAATTAACAGGGACCATACAAGCGCCGGTAATCTCATCACCAATTTCGGTTAAAAATGAATTTAAACAGTTTTCACCAAAATCTCTAGGAGTAGTTAGATTATTTTCGCTACCGCTTCTAATTTCGCTCATCTTTTATTTTATTTTTTTACTTACTACCACTTCAGTAGCATCATCTATTCTTGCCTCTTTGCCTAAGAAACCTTCTCTATAAATACCTCCAACCATTTTGCCTCTAAAGACGCCATCTCTACCGAATACAAAACAATTGGTTGCAGTTACACTACCATGAACATAACATGATTCAACCTTACTGTCTTTTATTTCAGCGCCCTGATACAAATTGCACCTTGTAAGCATAGAGCCTTCAACTGTACCGCCATAAATAGAAGCATTCATTACGTTACCTCTAATTTCACAATCTATAAATTCAAAACCATCGATGTTATATGCAGTGTTCATAACCCCATCTTTAACCTGAATCGTTGAATAATCAGAGTCATAGTTAATTGTACCAGCTTCTAAAGATCCGTCTACTATGAGATTTAATACTCTTTCTTTAATACGATCCCACTGTACCTTAATGATTTGATCATTATCCTGAAGGTCTACTAAAAGATTAATCTTAGGCCAATACTTATTAAGTTTCTTATAGTCTCTAAGCATCTCAACAAGTGGTAAATTCTTGTTTAAGATTCTTTTTAATTCTATTCTATTTTCAGGTGTAAATCTTGGATCATTACATGAATTCCAAACTTGTAAAATAAAACGATCTAAGAGGTGTAAAATGGCCTCTTTTTTCTCGTGATAATTTTCACCACCTAGGTATCTAAACTCTAAATAGTTCTTCTCTTTTTTAGAGAAGTTAATGCCGTAATACTTTGTGTCAGCAAACTTAAAGTTATTAGGTTCAATGTGATCTTCGTCAAACCAGTATGCCTCTCTTTTTGGCATAATCCACTTAATACTTTTAGCATATGTAGAATTTTCACGATTAGGGAAGAATTTGTATATTCTAGCCTCATCAAATTCCAAGATAAATTTTAGAGTGTTCATCTTAGAAATCATCGTAGGATCTTCTAAGTACTGATTATCAAATGAAACGTTTAAGTGAATACTGGCTCTATCATTTGTATAGCCATTCTCTTTGATCCAATTAAGCATCTTAATGATGACAATCCTAGCATTTCTATAAGGCATTGCACCTGTAACCAGCTCAATAAGTCCTTTACCGCCTGACATATCAGGTTCCATTTTAAAGACTTTATCATCAGGTTGAAAGTCTGAATGAGCTTTATCCTCTAATTGAATCTTTCTTCCCAAAAGTTCAGATAATGACTTTTTGGTCTCTTCTAACTCTAGGTTGGAATAAAACTCGAACTCCACGCCAACAAGCGCAGAGTTCAAGAGTTGTTCCCTAGTAGAATTTTTATTTAGCTTTTGCATCTAAGAGTATGATATTACCGTTTGGATTATATATCACACTCTCGTTCGAGTTACTCAGGCATTTTAAGAAATACCTTCATCGCATCTTCGTCAATTCTAGTAATTTGTACAGTGATGTCATCGCCTGGTTTAAAAACAGACATTGTGTCTTCTCCTAGTTCACTTACATGAAGCAATCCAGTTACGCCTTCTTCAATTGTAATGAACAATCCATAATCTTTTTTAGTCTTAACTTTAGCTGTTACAACTGAAGGCATTTGATAGCGAGAATTAATATTCATCCATGGATCATGTGTAACTTCAGTCTTTTGAGTTAACGTAATCTTTTTGTGATTAATAATATCTTTAACTTTAAATCTAATTTCATCACCTGGTTTAATTTCTCTAGCCTTAAACTTAGCCATTGTTTCTTGATCTAAGTCATTAGAGTGAATCATACCCGTCAAGCATTTATTAAACTCTACAAAGACGCCGTATCTAGCAGTTCCCGTTACATTACCAACTTGCTCGTTTTCGATATTTTGTTTAAGATCTTCAATTGCATCTGGAATTAGGGCTTGTAAATACTTTCTGTGTGAAACTACTAATGTACCTCTTTCTGGTGAGAAACTAACCGGAACAACATACATCTCAGTGTCAACAATAGATGAGAAGTCATGCAGTTTATTAATTCCAGCTAATGAACCTGGCATAAAGCAATCAATACCTTGAATTCTAACAATATAACCACCATTTTCGATCATATGAGAAACTCGACCGACCCAAGCTGTATCGCCTGATTCAACACCATCTCTAAGATCCATAAATACCCTTTGCTTAACGCCGCCGCTAATAGATCCGCTAATGTGTTCACCTGGCTGTACGTTAGTAATTAAAACAGAAGTCTCCTCACCAACAGACATTTGTTGTACTTCTGGTGTTTCTTTACCATACTTAACATAAACAAGTTCTCTGTAACCAACGTCAACACTAATCCATTCTGTGCTGATGCCAAAGATGGTTCCTTCGTGAATTTCACCTGGCAATACCTTGGTTTTGATATTGTCATAGTTATCTACATTGCTGTAAATATCATAAAGTTCTTGGGCATAAGATTCCCTTGAATAGACTTTATCACCAGGTTTTGTACGAATGTGTGGGTTTGGTTTTCTTGTAAACGAAGGACATGTAGCTTCATATGCTTCCCACATAAAGTTACCATTTGCGTCGTAAAATTCTGAATCTGTTGTAGATTGATCTTCTTCGTTTTTAAGTTGATCAATGTTATCGATATTTTCAGCTACTCTTTCTTCTACCTTGATGTTGAGTTCTTTAGTTTCGGCTGTAGCCTCTCCGATTCTAGCTCTTTTCTTTTTTTCAGTCATTATTTTTTATATTAAAGGTGTAACATAATATATATCTCTTCACTTTTTAGAACACGACGGGTACAAAACCAACCATAGGCACTGGGCCAACTGGTGTTGGTATACCCCCTAAATAGATTAATTTAAACTCTAATAAGTGCATTGCATACGCAAAAGACAGAGCCGTTGCCACTGCAATTGCCGGTGGTTGAGGCGCTGGCAATTGACTAAATGTTTTACCAGTATTCCAAGCCCTTCTTAAGTTATTAGCTAATCGTTTTTTACCACCATAATAAATCGGTATATAAATACCAGTTAGAGGCGGGGGAATTAATGCAGGTGGCATTGAAGTAACAGGCTGAAATGGTTTTACAATACACAAATACCAATATGTGATAGTTATTTGTGCTAATTCTTCATATGGATCTCCACCTGGCCAACTATATGGTATATCGTTTTCAGGTTCATTAGCATCACATTCTTCAGCTTCTTGTTTTGCTTTTTCTGTTTGATAATATTGAAACTTAAAAAGTGTTCCACCCGTTTTTGGATCTATTGCTAAAAATTGATTTAAGGCCGCTTCAGGATCAGAAGTATCTGGACTAATACTACTTACGGCTGGTGGTATTTTAGACCATTTATTTTCATATTCATTTTCTACATACTTAAGATCAACATAAGACAAGTCTTTATCCCACCATATAATTTTATAATTATTAATAATTACATTAGTTTCTTCTCCGTCTTCAACACTATTAGCAGCATATGTGTAAAACGTTTTTTGAGCATCTCCATCATATGTAAAAAATGTTACTACATTATCAGTTAATATTTTAGGCCTTTTACTTTCAACTATTTCTGTTTTAGGTTGACCGTCGTCACCAATAGCCTCATACGTACCACTTTCTCTATTATAAGAAACCTGTATTTTGTATGGATCTAATGGACACAATTCTTCTTCACTAGAGCTTGGTTTTGGCATCGGCGTTGCCGCCTTTCTGCCTCTAGACACTCTTTTATATAAATCTAATTCAACATATGTTTTAATAATATCACCCTGCCAATTTCTTTCTACAACTTCATATGCCGGAAAAACAGTGTCCATAGCCTCTTTAACTACCCTAGAAACACCGTCTACTATAATTTCCCAATTGTATCCTGCATTTTGAATATCGTTTCTAACACCGCTTCTAACATTAGGATATGGAAGTCTTTGTTTCCAACTAGAGTTTGCACTAGCAGTTTCACCTGCTGTTAAATCTTTATAGTTTTGTTTACCCAAACTAGTAGCCCATCTAAGATACTTAAATTGATTATCTTTATTACTTATAGTATCAAATTTCTGTAGAATTCTATTTGCAAATATAGCTATAATATCATCATTTGATTCGCTACCATCTAAACAATGAAACTCAAAAAACTTAAACTTAAGTAAACCATATTTAGGATCGTTTTTATGATCTTCAATAAATTTATTAAACTTCTTAATTCTTTTCTTTTCTTCTTCTACTGGATCTGGTGGTTCGACGGGTTCTGGACAAAGTAAATCTGCATAGTCTGGATGTGACTCTTTACCCATTGAAATAATATTACCGTCTGCATCCTTTTGATCCATTAAGGGTAAATCACCCTCTTTTAACATTCTCTCAAATACTAGGCCATACCCATTTTTTAAAAACTCTTCGGCAGCTGGATTATTAATGTGAAAAGCACCAACTGGAGTTTGAGCTGCATTTTTAACTGCATTAAGATAGTCTTGTGCTATCGCTACACCAAAATCATATCTACCGCTTAATAGATTAGTACTTCCAATATTAGTAAAATCAGCAGGATTTGTTGCTAAATTAGCATTTACTGGATTGCCAGGTTTTACCGAGTCTGCAAGTGCTTTACTCGGTGGAAAGACTTCAACTTGATCAGATCCAACCTTAGGCACTTCATATGACTGTGTCGCAAGTCCTCCTGGTTTTGTAAATTGTTGACTAGAGATAGTACTTGCTGCCGCTGATATAAATGTTGGCCAAATTACGGGCATGATTACTTACTCTTTTGTTGATAGTTAATATGTGTACTTGATAACCTGCCAACAGTCGTTGTTGTAGGTGGCATCGGAGGACCAGAAGGTCCAACGCCGGTTGGGTGAATGTGTGCAACATAATCATCTAATAAAGCCTGCAACCAATCTTGTAAAGACTGACCTCTAACGGCCGGTTCGGTTTCATCTGCACCGCTTTCACCAGTATTTGAGACAAATATATCGCCCGAGTCTAAGAACATCTTAGCATCGGTGCTTATCTTAATAAAACCTTCTTCGTCAATCTGAATCATTGGACGTTCCTTAGCACCGCTGCCTCTCGTAATCACTAAGCCGTCTTCTGGTGAGTGATAGATGCGAAGATTTCTTTCAGCATCATATACTAAGCTTATCACATCATGAGGCTTATCAGAAGCTTCGAGAATGTCTGTCTTTAGGTCGTTGTTTTGATCAACTTGAAACCAATATTCAGGGTGATAGATGTTACCATTATCAAAGCGTACTGCTACAATATCACCAACTCTTGGCACTGCATGTGCACCGACTTGATCGCGGTTCATTGGAGTGGCCCATGGAATTGCATCATCTGGTAAAAGGTCAAATTTACCGAATACTTTGACTCTACATCGACCTTTTAATAGTGGATCTTCGTTGATAACGACCTCACCAAGCCAATGCGTCTCTCTAAGATTGTCTTTGTAAAGTTCTTTATCATTCATGTACGTTATCGTTTATTGGATCGTCTCTATCTGGAGCGATCGGATCATATACTGTTTTAGGTGTAATATTGCCGTCAGGTGATGAGTCAAGCGCAAAATTGTCTTTAGGATAAATGTTGCCAGGGCTTAGGTCACCTGATCCCGGTCTACTTCTTTGACCAAATAATTGACCAGCTAAATTAGCCACGGCGTTAATACTACCAGCTTGAATAGCATCTTGAATAGAACCTATGCCGCCCAATCCATGAACATTACCTAATAGTAGTCTACCTGCAACTGAATCAGCTAAACCACCAACAAGTGTTGATGCTGCACCTCCAAAAAGTCCAGGTCCACCGAATACATTACCAATTTCACTATTAGACTCAGGATTAAGAGCATTTTGAATGTTCTTCTTTTTAGCATCAAAAGCGTCTTTAACTTCTTGTGCTTTTTTCTTAGCAATATCCTGTACAGCTTGCTTAGGATCAAATGGTCCAGTTTGATAATCTGGAATTTTACCTGGAACTGCTAGCCCTTCAGTTGCTTCATCTTCTGAAATATTAAAGCTTTGATCAAATTGTTTAGCAGATTCCCAAAAAATACCGATTTTAGGTTTTTTAAGTTCAGGATTTTTGCCAAGATCTGCGAACATAGAACTAATATCATCAATACTAAATTCACAAAAGTCAAACTGTAATCTAACAAATGGCTTAGCCGCTAGACTCATTTCAGTATTAAGAGGCGTATCATCAGCCGAAGCATATTCACCTTGACCCTTTGGATCGTGATCGCCAATGCGTCCTCTAGAATCTGTGTTTCTGGCAGCAATATCTTGTTGAAATTGTCTAATCTCAGAAACAATCACATACATTCTAAAATGACGTAAGTTTTTAGGGACAATTTCTACCCATCTGTTAAAATCAAAAATAGCTCTTTTATAAAGATCCATTAAAGCAATAGCTGTTAGATCTACGTTTTCTTCAAGACACTCTATTTCTAATTTAGGCTTATTAGCACCCCAAAAAGGTTCTTCTAAATTTTGGTACTGCATCGCAACTTCAAC